AACGTTACCAACCACGGCACATTAATTTCAGTTAAACCTTTAACTCAATTTGCAAGTGATTGGTTTAAACAAAATTTAGATGCTGACGTGATGATGGTGGGTCCGGCTTATATGATTGAGCACCGTTACTGGCCCGACATTGAGCACGGCTTTGCTGAAGATGCATACTTTGAGGGACAAAGCTAATGTTAGAATTTTTTTTAAATTTATTATTAGTCTACCCTCATATAGGAATGATTCTAATTATTGTCTTAGCTGGTGTTATTGGTGGATTAATATTTAGTAAATAACCACGGCTCACGGAACAACCCAATAAGTCCCTGGATTTATTGGGTTTTTTCTTGTTTTTTTCTTTCTTTTTTGCGTAATTTTCTTGTTTATTTTTTTATTTATGAGATAAATCCCATGTGATTAATTTAAAAACAAAGGAGAAAAAAATGAAATATTTAGGATTTGAAATTACAAAAGAAAAACTAAAACTAAATGATAAAGTTTGGAATCTTTATACTGCTAAAGATTTATATTCTGATCCAGAAGTTGTTTTTCAAAATAGTCAAAAAGATTTAATCAAAATTAAAATTGAATATTATTGGAAGGACCAAGTAAACGCTGACGGAATTGTTCCAGATAATATTTTGAAATCATTACAGAAAAAAGGAGTTATATAATGCAAACATTTTTAGGAATTACGATTTTAGTCGTGATGCTTATCGCAAGTTGGTATATTCTAACTAACGTCGATAAAAAATTTTAACCCCAAACCTAAAGGAGGAAACTATGGGTTACACACACTACTGGTATCAAAAAAAAGATTTTGATAACCTACAATGGGAGCAGATAACAAATGTTGCTCTCGAACTTTGCAATAGCATGGAGGGACGAAAAACTCTCGGCATTGAAAAGAAGCAAGCTGATGTGGTGAATATTAACAATCAAAGCATCAGTTTTAATGGTAAGCAAAAATATAATCTCGATCATGAGACGTTTTGTTTGGATCGAAATGTGCAATTTGATGAGTACGATGATCCATCCAAAGGTGCGTTTAATTTTTGTAAGACCGCACAAAAACCTTATGACAAGTTCGTTACGGCAATGTTAATTGCAGTAAATGTCCTTGCACCAGATGTAATGTCTAAAATTACATCGGATGGTTGGGACGATGAGTGGGTTGAGGGTTGTGAACTGTTAAACAAAACGGTTAACATTTTCAAATACGGCTCAAGACAAGCGGTCATTCCAGATGGAGTTGAACCAAGGCCAAAAACACAGCCTTCAAAAATGGTTGAAGCGTTAAAGTCGATGGGTAAGCTTGAAATCTACGATGAGAGATAATCCGAAAGCGCAAAAATTAAAGGCTGAGACTGTGAAAAACATTCTCAGCCTTCCCGATTATGATGAAAAGGGTTATCCTAATATCTTAAAAATGGAATTTGTTAAAAGACTTAAGGCTAAGCGAAAAACACTTAGCCTCAAGCTTGATGATTAATGTATAAACCCAAAGGATAAAATTTATTTGGGTATTATATAGGTATTCTGCAATTGTTGTAAATAACTGATCCATGAACCGTGGTTACTGGACACTAGATCTTGAGTTTTAGGAATTAAAATCGTTGTTACTGGCCAATTTAACTTTCTAATGTGCTAATGAGCTAATGTGCTAATTTTTAATTTCTATAAAATTTAGAAAGTATAAATGTTTGTAGGTATAGACTTATTGGATTTTGCTCATTTTGCTTATTAGCTCATTAACTTAACAATTTAGACACTTTTGACAGTTTTGACAGTTTAGACACCTTTGACAGTGAAAAAAGGCCGAAAAAACCGAAAAAACCGAACATGCCGAAGACAAATGAGAACGAAACAGGAACAACGGAACACGGCTAACGGATCATGGCGCAAATAAGGCGAAATCCTCTTATATAAATTCTACAGAAAATTAGAACAAACGAAAAAAAAAAATGACGAACTAGTGTACAAGTGTACGTAAACAACTATTATCTATATATACCAACACTTTTAGACCAAAAAGTAGTGTACAGACAAGTGTACACCAAGTGTACATAGTGTACGTAGACTCACCTATTAAAGTCAAACTTGCCGATCCGATTTTACACTGGAGTAGAGTATGGCTTTGATTTTCTGTATAATCTATATAGTAGAAAAAATTTCAGGAGAGATTGATGGGTAAATTAAAAATTAGTCCTATTGGTGCAGTATCCAAGGGCTCACAAAAACCAAACAAGTATGTTGATGTTGATACGACTAGTGGTTACTACGGCATTAAAGGTAAATATGATTTTGATGGCGGTGCATCTGTTACAGGTTCGGTTACTAAAGATTTTTCCAAAGCTGATGTGAAATATCCTGGAGGATCACAAACTTTTAAATCAGAAGGTAAGCCATATGTTTCAATTCAAGTTGAGAAAAAATTTGGTGGACCAGATCCAAAAAAAGATTTGAGTAAGTTTATTGATGAAAAAAATAAAGGTGGAGCTGTTGCAATTGGTTGCGGAAAAATTATGAAAGATAGAAAAAAGAAAACGAAAAGATTTTAATATGGCAAAAAAACCAAAACACTTATTAACGATTGATGACATCACACCGAAGCAACAATTATTCGTAGACAAGTTAGTTGAGAACTGGGGCAAAGTTTACAAAACAGATATTGTGAAAGAAGTTTACGGAGAGCCTGGAAAAGAAATGACGACTGCCTCTGCTGGCGCAATTGCATCCCGGTTAACTAATCGAAAAATTTCTCCGCACGTTGTTGCCTATTTAGAAAAAAGAAAAGCGGAAGAGTTAGCCAAATATGAAAAAGATAAATTGCGTAAGTACAAACGATTTGAGTATTATGCGAACGAAGCTGCAAGTGATAAGCAGTGGGCATCAGCAATCAATGCTGAGTATCGTTCAGGACAAATGGCTGGATTGTTTATTGATAAACGAGAAGTAACCGTAAGTGGATTGGAGGGAATGAGTCGTGCCGAACTCGAAAAGAAATTGGAAGAGCTCTCGAAAAAAATCGACGGGGCAAACGCCAAAACGATCGAAGCCAAAGTTATTGATTGAAGATAATTTCTGGCAAGAATTTCATAGAGTGCATGGTGGCTCAGTAAGTACAAATGTCGGATTTATCAAAGTCACTACCAAAAAAGATTAGAGTCAGTTACACTGATCTTGATCTTGTCTTAACGGATGAGCCTAGGTTTTTAAAAGAGTGTTATGGTGAGTTCAACTCATCACAAAATAAATTAACACTTGCTGAAGACATTGGACCACATGATCTTGCAAACACTTTGTTGCATGAATTACTACATGCATCCGTATGGTACGGTGGATTGAAAGACGAGGGGTCAGCGCTTGAGGATGACAAACAAGAGGAGCATGTGGTAAATGTAATCACAAATCAGTTGTGTCAAATACTCAGAGACAATCCGAAAGTTTTGACTGCAATAAAAAAAGGATTAACTGTTAAGAATGGCCGACCAAAAGAACGAAACAAAGCTGTGGCATTATCTAAAAAAATCTTTGATAGATATACATTTCACAAGAATAGAAAGTAAAACCGTCAACGGTATTCCTGACCTCTTTGGCATCTACAATGGCATTAGCTTCTGGTGTGAATTGAAAGCCAATAACATCAAATATCCAGCGCTTTCTAAATGGCAGATCTCATGGATTAATAACTATGTGCGCCGTGGTGGTGTCATGATAATCTGCAATATGACCCTCTTGCAGAGAGACCTGAAACTTTACAGAATACAATCTTGGATTGAAGACCCTCGGTCACTTGTTCCCGATGCGGTGGTCACGGCCAACGATCCAGTTGCATTGCAAAATAAATTTGTGGAATTACTTGAGTTTAATTGTTCCGATAATTGAAGCGTTATCGGAAGTCCTGTGGCACTGCACCATGGTCAACGGTCCAAGGCTCAGTGACAATTGCAAAATCGATTCGGTTCGTTTAGATTCAACCTGGACGAGCAAAACAGGTACCTTAGATTTTGTCACTATAAGGCTAAGTTACATAGACGCACAGAAGGTTCAAATGATATAAATATTTATATAAGGTTCATTTTATAAAAAATTTATGGAAAAAAATTTAAGTTTACTTACTGATGAAGAATTACGAGATATTGTTTTAAAGAAGCAGCTCGAATATGTAAAATTATGCCAAGACGACTTTTTGACTTTTGTGCAAGATGTGTGGCCAGATTTTATTTATAGAAAAACAAACGTCAAAGAAGAGTATGGTCACCATCAAATCATTGCTAATGAGTTTACTAATATTGCAGACAAAAAATTAAAAAGGCTCATTGTGAACATGCCTCCTAGGCATACTAAATCTGAGTTTGCATCTTATCTATTTCCAGCTTGGATGATTGGTAAGTATCCTAAAATGAAAATAATGCAGGTGTCGCACAACGCAGAACTTGCAAGTCGTTTTGGTTCTAAGGTTCGAAACCTAATGGACACGCCAGAGTACAAAGCTATTTTTGGTGATGTTAAACTTCGTGAGGACTCCAAAGCCAAGGGACGTTGGGAAACCAATCATGGTGGTGAATATTTCGCTGCAGGTGTTGGAGGATCTATTACCGGACGTGGTGCGGATTTATTAATTATTGATGACCCACATACCGAACAAGATTCCATGAGTGATACTGCGATGGAGAGAGCATATG